ACACTACGATTACCGCCGTCGATGCGTTCCGCCTAGCTTCCAACGCACAAATATCCACGGTAACAGGTGCTAGCGCTGGCAATTTATCTGGCACAAGAATCAATCAAATATTAGATCAGATTGACTGGCCAGCAACTATGAGGGATGTCGATGCAGGCCTGACCACACTTCAAGCGGATCCTGGGACAGCTCGCACTTCGTTAGACGCTATGACTACCGTAGCCACATCCGAATACGGGGCTTTATACGTGAACACAGACGGGGAGTTTGTATTTCAAGACAGATCGGTAACGGCGGGATCAATTGGTGGAACTGTAATTACCTTCAACGATGACGGCACGGGTATTGCCTACGCCAACGCTATGTGGAAATTAGATGATGATTTAATATTTAACTCCGCTCAGATTAGCCGTACGGGTGGCTCGCCACAGACGGCCATAAATCAAGCAAGTATCGACAAATACTTTATTCACAGCTACAACCTGCAAAACCTTTTAATGCAAACCGACGCAGTAGCACTCGACTACGCACAGGCTTATGTCGCCAGCCGTGCAGAAACTAGCGTGAGATGCGACGGAATCGAGTTGGATTTATACACCAACAATTATAACGCAGGCATTATTGCGGCCCTGGAGTTGGATTTCTTTGACCCAATCAGAATCGTTACTACGCAGCCAGGCGGATCTACCCTGGATAACACTTTGCAGATATTTGGCGTGGCTACAACAATCACACCGAACAGCTTTAGGGTCTTCTTTACGACTTTAGAACCCGTAATTGATGCCCTGATTCTGAATAACAATATATACGGCACTTTAGACTATAATGTGCTCAGTTACTAAGGAGAAATAATGGCCGCTGGATTAGGATTTAAGGACTTTGTCACGGGCGAGGTATTAACCGCCGCCGACGTTGATGGTTACTTAATGCAAGGTATTTGGGTGTTTGCTAGCAACGCTGCTAGGGATGCAGCTGTAACAGCACCAGCAGAAGGTAATTTTGCATTTACTAAAGACACTAACAGTTTATGGTATTACGATGGCGCTGCTTGGGTTGCATCGGGCGCTACTGGTGATATTGAAGGCGTAACCGCTGGAACAGGAATAAGCGGTGGCGGTACTTCAGGAACAGTAACAATAACTAACTCAATGGCAACAGCAATAGACGCTAAAGGTGATTTAATTGTTGGAACTGGCGCAGATACTTTTAGTAAATTAACGGCTGGAACTAATACTTATATTTTAACTGCTGATAGTGCAGAGGCAACAGGATTAAAATGGACTGCTCCTGCTGGTGGTGGGGATTTAGTGCTAGTTAAAAGTCAAACTATTGGAACAAGTGTTTCAACAGTTACAGTATCAGATGCGTTTAGTTCAACTTATGATGCTTATAAAATCATTATATCTGGTGGGTCAGCCGCATCGGATTCTTTACTTGAATTAACTTTGGGAGCATCGACTACCACTTATTATCAGGCTATTGCAGGAGTTAATTATTCAAGTGCTGGCGTAACAGGTAGAACTGTTAACAATGGTTCAAGTTGGTTGAGAAGCGGAGTGGAATCTGGTTCTACTGGTTTATATATGGATTGCACTTTAGTAAATCCATTTTTAGCCAAATGGACTTTTTTCGGGGCAAATTTTCCATATAGTAATGAAGGAAGTTATTCATCAGGTTATCACGCAACTGCCACAAGTTATACTGCTTTTACAGTAACTGCTGGTGCGGCGATGACAGGTGGATCAATACGAGTCTATGGATATAAGGTGTGATTATGAGCGATAAACTATATTACCAAATTGATGATGAAGTTTTTGAGGCTACTGGAGATATCTTGTTAGAAATGCAAGATAAATTACAGAAAACTCAAGCAATTTTATCTGATGAAGAAAACCAAGCAATTGCAAAGGCAACTGCTAAGGCTGAATTGCTAGAGCGTTTAGGCATAACCGCTGACGAGGCTAAATTACTCTTAGCATAATCTTGAGGAATTGTGCCGATGAATCCTAAATTATGTGCAGCTGGTGTGCAGTTAAGAGATCAAGTTGATACGTGGTTTCCAGATCGGTGTGTTAAAAGTCCAGAAGGATGGTTGGGCGATAGCCGTCACTCCGCCAGAAAATCGGATCATAATCCAGACCAGTTCGGGTGGGTCAGAGGTCTTGATCTTAATTCTAGGTTGGAGTCATCCGACAGCCTCGCACCTTATCTGGCTGACCAGATCAGAATCGCAGCCAAATCGGATCCACGCATATCATACGTCATCTTTGACAGGCGAATATGCTCGAAGATATTAAATTGGAAATGGCGGAAGTACAAAGGCATTAACCCGCACAAGCGACATATACATATCAGCTTTACAACACTAGGCGATCTAAATGGTACGCCGTTTGATATACCACTAATAGGAGGCAAGATATGAAAATAAGCAAGAAGCAAAAAGCAATACTAAAATCATACTTTAGAGGTGTGCTTGTATCGCTATTAACATTTTTAGCAAGTAATGAATTAGGTTTAGATCCTGCCGTGTCTGTAATTGTTGCAGCGCTTGCAGGTCCAGCAGCTAGGGCTTTAGATAAATCCGACAGTGCTTATGGCATCGGTGCTAATGAAGCATGACACCTACAGAGTGGGCTGGCTTTGGCGCTGGCGTTATGGCCGTGCTATCAGGCGGGCTAGTAGGATTACGTTTTTTAGTTAAAGGCTGGTTGAACGAGTTGCGACCTAATGGTGGCGCTAGCATGAAGGATCAACTAACACGATTAGAGAAGCGTGTCGATGATCTCTTTATTTTAATTAGTAAGTCATAATTTTATTATGGCCAGCACTCGTAAACGAAAGAAAATTAACAGGCGTGTGGTACGTAAATCACCCGACCCTTTATCTAAGCTAGAAGTGTTTTATATTGCTAAGCATGAAATGTTTAAAGCTGCACGTAAGGCTGGATTCTCAGAATCTGTATGCCTGTATTTAATGGATAGTCCATCCTCTATGCCTGACTGGGTAGTAGGCGACAATGGAATTATCCCAACTATCCCTACTCCAGATGAGGATGACGATTAAGCGCTACTTAGTTATTAGTGATTTACAAGTGCCGTTTCATCATGAAGCAGCTGTAAAGAATGTAATTAAGTTAGCAAGGCGGGAGAAGTTTGATTCAGTATTGGTGGTTGGGGATGAGATTGACTTTAATACAATTAGTAAATGGGCTGAAGGCACACCTTTGGCTTATCGGCAAACCATTCACGATGATCGGGAACTTACTAAGTCGATATTGTGGGATCTCAGTGAGTACAGCCGAGAGTGTCATATTATCCGCAGTAATCATACTGATCGCTTATATAACACTTTGCTTAAGGTGCCTGGTTTAATCAGCTTACCCGAATTACAGTACCCAGCCTTTATGGGATTTAAAGATATGGGCATGGAGTATCACAAGACCGCTTATGAATTTCACCCAGGGTGGATGCTGGCCCATGGCGATGAAGGCAACATGTCACAGCACGCAGGTATTACAGCCCTTAACCTGGCTAAAAAATGGGGTAAATCTGTACTGTGTGGCCATACGCACAGACTAGGCATGAGTGCCTATGCAGAGGGCGTAGGAAGCCATTACAGGGCCTTATATGGGGTTGAGGTAGGCAATCTTATGGATAGAAAAAAAGCCTCTTATTTACGCTATGGAAGCGCTAATTGGCAGATGGGTATTGCTATACTAGAAACCATAGGTAAGACCCTGACACCAACCCTGGTGCCAATTAACAAGGATGGCTCATTTACAGCGTTAGGCAAAATTTATGGGGCTTAATACAGAGTACGCCGAGCGCACTATCGACGACCATATCGATGACCTCGAAGATATTAACGTTATCTAATCGTTATAAACAAAACAGTCTAAATCATCCACAAAGTCATACACAAGTGTCACACTATTGCCATGCCACAAAGTATGTGAGCATAGATGGGGCTACAAAATGACACTGGAAATGGCTATATATTTATTTATAGGTACAAGTATTGCGTGGTTGTTATTGGCAACGCATATAGATGATCTAAAGCAAACTCATTATTGGCGAGGCCGTAAAGATGGCTGGGATATGCACCGCAGAATGATTCAAAACAAGGTTAAAACCGACCAAGTATTTGATTATGACAAAAACTGAGAAGCTACTAGCTGATGTTGTCGATTTGGTCCATACAAGGGGAACGATCTATGGTCACCCTTACACAAACCATAAAAGGATCAGTGAGCTGTGGTCGGCATACCTCGACCATCCAATTACACCTAGTCAAGTCGCATTATGTATGGCGCTGCTCAAGGTTTCTAGGCTTAGTGAATCTCCAGGCCATGAAGACAGTATCAAAGATGCACTTGCTTACATTTCAATATACCAGACAGTCCTTGATGCAGAAGCCGACATTAACTTCACGTGGGGGAATGACTAATGGCATTTGATTTAAGTCAATATGAGACAGTTGAAGAAAGATTAGAGAAGTGGTGGAAAGAGAATGAAGACGGGTCTATTCAGACAGAACTTGTTAATCGGCCAAATGCTAATCCAGATGAGTTTGTGTTTGTGGCTCGCTTATACAGAACTACAGCTGATGCGGTTCCAGTTGCGACTGGTTGGGCATCGGAGATCCGCACTGGTAGCAGTTTTAATAAGTTTGCTTGTGAACTCGCAGAAAGTTCTGCAATCGGGCGTGCTTTGGCTAACTACATCTATTCAAAAAAAGGTGCAAGACCTAGCCGAACAGAGATGGAAAGAGTCGCAAATTATTCTCCACCAGGAACGAGAGCTAGGGCTGTAGAGAATGTATTACGTGCATCGTTTGCAGAAGATAAAAAAGAACCAACAGTGTGGTCAGTAGGGGATGCAGTAGAAGCAATACCACTGCCACCTAAAGAACAAGAATGCAAACACGGGCCAATGATTCTTAAAGAAGGCACGGCAAAAACAGGTCGGCCATTCTTTGGTTATGTTTGCAGCGCACCGAAAGATCAACAATGTGATGCCCGCTGGCACAAACTTACAGCTGCGGGATCTTGGTATTGGGATGGGGGTGAGTAAATGGGATATGTAGAGATTCTTAGAGGCGGGCCTTACCTGGAGCGCATAGAGAACGACCAGGTAAAGTTTCTACCATCTAGTGATGTTTGTGTAGCTTGTAATGATGACAGGCTGATACATTCTGGTAATTTCTTAGTTTGTACTCAGTGCCACTGTAGGCAATAAGGATATTACCATGATGCACCCACAATTTAAATGCAATGGCTGTAAACGCAAGACCGAGTTTCTTTGGCTCGATCAGTTGGATATGCCTGATGGATTTAAGGCTTATCAGTGCATGGATTGTGGATGTGTCGGTGTTAAGAATATAGCCGAAGCGTTGGATGTACCTGATTCAGATATATCCAGATGTGATAAGTGTGGTAGTTGGAAGTTTATTGCCGTGGTCTGCCACACTTGCCAGTTGATAGGAGCCAAAGATGCCAACGTATGAATATAGCTGTAATGAATGCGGCACTTATGGATCAGTACATAAATCTTACGATGATGATGTTGGGCCTATGTCTTGCCCTAAATGTAATTTACAAATGAGCAGGGTATATAGCGCACCTGGTCTCATATTTAAAGGTGGTGGATGGGGTGGACAAAGATGAGCGAATCTACAGATATAAATTGGGCTTATCAGAATGCTTTGCGCAAGCAGTGGCTCATAGATAATCCTGATTCACAGTACATAGGTTGGATGTCAATATGATGGCTGGCTGGGATGAGACTTGGATTGACACAGATGATTTACGTATTGTGACTTGCCGTCTGACCTGCGGTTATGCTGATTGATTTGACAAGGCATGCTACCCTAAACAAGCATGTGATCTTAAATCACAAAGCTGAGCCGCCAACGGCAGGGCTCGGAAGGTGCAGAGTTTGGCTCACTCTATTGTTAATTGCATTTAACTTTATCTTTGTAAAAGATTATTCTGTTGCAGCTGATAATTACAAACCTATTCATTACAAGCAATACATACTCATACAATTAAATGATATTCAAGAAGCCTATTGCCTGGTAGAGCTGTATTCTAAAGAAAATAGTAAGTGGGATCCAAAGGCCCGTAATGGTTCACACATAGGCATTCCACAAGGTAGGTCTCAGTATCTTGCAACTGTTAATGGTGTTAAGCAGATAGACTGGGGTATCAAGTACATCAACAATAGATATGGGTCTATGTGTAAAGCATTACAACACTTCAAGATTAAGGGCTGGCATTGAGTGATCGAGCAATAGGCAGCGGTAAGTGGAAGAAGCTACGCATTACCATATTAGATCGTGATGGTTGGCAGTGTGCATCATGTGGCAGGCCAGCGCACACAGTAGATCACATCATTCCACGTGTTAAGGGTGGCGATATGTGGAGCCCAGATAATTTACAAAGCATGTGCAAATCATGTAACAGCGCTAAAGGTGGTCGTTTTTTTAGCCACAAGGCGACCCCCCCTGTCTTTTTAGAACGTTCTCTCCCTGAGACAGTCCGAACAGTGCCAGACTCACCATTTAATAAACCTGATACGCTTAACTTCGATGCAGAATGATGCGGAAGTAAAACAGGCCTCACGAGGGGTCGGGCTAATTGGCAGCACTGAGCCTAGAATTTATACACCTTTACTTAAAGGAATATCTAAAGCACAAGAAGTAGCCGATCTAGCTGAGAAAATAGGGATGCCACTGATCCCCTGGCAACGCTGGGTACTAGATGATCTATTAACTATTGATGATAAAGAGATGTGGGTCAAGAAGTCAGGGTTAATTCTTGTAAGTCGACAATCAGGAAAGACTCACCTAGCCAGAATGCTTATCTTGTCTCATTTATTTCTGTGGGGCAGTAAGAATGTATTGGGCATGTCTTCTAATAGAAATATGGCATTAGATACCTTTAGGAATGTTGCTTACACAATAGAAGACAATCAATTCTTAAAAGATCAGGTAAGACAGATCCGCCTAGCTAATGGTCAAGAATCTATAACTTTACTAAATGGCGCAAGGTATGAAATAGCAGCTGCGACTAGAGATGCACCTCGTGGTAAGACCGCAGATTTCTTGTACTTAGATGAATTACGTGAATGGTCAGCGGAAGCATTTACAGCTGCACTACCAGTAACACGTGCAAGACCTAATTCAATGACCTTAATGACAAGTAATGCTGGCGATGGCTTTAGTACAGTGTTGAATGATTTGAGGGAACGTTCTTTATCTTATCCGCCAGTTACTTTAGGTTATTACGAATGGTCAGCACCACAGCACTGCAAGATACATGATCGCAAAGCCTGGGCTATGGCTAATCCAGCATTAGGATATTTTGTAACTGAGGAAACCCTAGAAGAAGCTGTTAATACAAACAGTGTAGAAGCAACACGTACTGAGATGTTATGTCAATGGATAGATAGCGCAGTCAGTCCTTGGGTGTATGGATCTATTGAAGCATGTAGTGATAGCACACTAGAAATCCCTGTCGGGCCACAGACTATAATGGCCTTTGATATTGCACCGACAAGGCGATCTGGGGCGCTCGTTATGGGCCAGGTGCGTGATGGCAAAATAGCAGTCGGACTTGCACAGCTCTGGCATAGCGATATAGCAATAGATGAAATAAAGATGGCAAGTGATATAAATGAGTGGGCTAGAAAATACCACCCATCAACTATCTGTTATGACAAGTACGCCACACAAACTATTGCTACAAGACTTGAACAAAGTGGCTGGAGATTACAAGACGTATCGGGCCAGGCATTTTACCAGGCTTGCTCAGACCTTGCCGATGGCTTGGCTAATAGCCGTGTAGTTCATTCTGGTCAGGCAGAGTTAGTGCAGCATTTAAATAACTGTGCAGCTAAGACTAACGATGCTGGCTGGCGCATAATACGTAGAAAATCGGCTGGCGATGTTACCGCTGCCATATCACTTGCCATGGTTGTAAGTCAATTAACAAAACCTCAACAAACTGCGCAAATCTTTGTCTAACTTGCACCATATGTCCGTTTTATGGTATAAAGTACCTATATGGGTCTATTGTCTGCTTTGGGTATAAACAAAAAAACGGAATCTGTCCAAGCGCAATACGCCCCTGCCATTATGGACACAGCTTATGGCTATGGTTCATTTACAACTGGTGTTGGTAATTTCCCTGGTGGATTAGATCGCAATTTAGCGATGCAAGTACCAGCGGTTAGCCGTTGCAGAAATCTTATTGCTGGTGTAGTTTCCTACTTGCCATTAAAACTTTACAAAAAGTCTAATGGTGAAGCGTTGGGGAACGCTCTTTGGATAGACCAACCAGACTATCGACAACCAAGATCCGTCACAATTTCCTGGACTGTCGATAGTTTGTTGTTTTATGGTGTTGCTTATTGGCGTGTTACAGAATTATATGCAGATGATTTAAGACCATCACGATTTGAGTGGGTAGCTAACAATCGAGTTACATTTACATCGAATAAGTTTGGCACAGAAGTAGATGAATATTTTGTAGATGGTATAACAGCGCCAATGACAGGCATTGGATCTCTTATTACATTCCAGGGTCTAACACAAGGTGTATTAACTACAGCAGCACGTACAATTCAAAGCGCATTAGATATTGAGAAGGCTGCAGCTGTATCTGCACAAACCCCAATGCCAAGTGGTTACATTAAAAACACTGGTGCAGATTTGCCAGAGCAGCAAGTATCTGGATTATTAGCACAATGGAAGCAAAGCCGACTAAATAGATCAACAGCATATTTAACATCGACATTATCTTATGAAACCACAGGATTCTCTCCTAAAGATATGATGTATAACGAGGCGCAACAATACTTAGCAACTCAAATCGCTAGAGCGATGAACGTACCTGCTTATTACATCTCTGCAGATATGAATAACTCAATGACTTATCAAAACATTATTGATGGCCGTAAAGAGTTTGTAGCCTATTCATTACAGCCATTTATCTGTGCGATTGAAGATCGATTATCTATGGATGATATAACCCCACGTGGCCATGTAGTTAAATTTGCTATTGAAGAATCATTTCTAAGAGCTGACACAATGAAGCGATTAGAAGCACTAGAGAAAATGCTTAATTTAGGTTTAATTGATATAGATGATGCAAAAGAAATGGAAAGCCTAACACCTAACGGAAGAGAAGAAGAAGATGATACTTACATTCAGTAGCCAGGTAGAAGCCTCCGATACAGAGCGCAGAGTTATCTCTGGCAAAATTGTGCCATACGAAGAGGTCGGGAATACTTCAGTTGGGAAAGTTGTATTTGCTAAAAATTCAATAGAGATAGGCGACCCAGGCAAGGTTAAGATGCTTATGCAACACCAAGCAGATAAGCCAATAGGTCGTATGCAAAAATTTAACAAAGCTGAAGATGGCATCTACGCATCATTTAAGATCAGCGCATCAATGCAAGGTCAAGATGCTTTAATCCTTGCTGGTGAGCAGTTAATCGATGGTTTGTCAGTTGGCGTAGACGTTAATAAGTCTGTACAGAAAAAAGATTATTTATATGTAACTAGCGCAACTTTAAAAGAAGTTAGCCTAGTCGAATCACCTGCATTTAGTGCAGCGCAAGTAACTAAAGTTGCTGCTAGCGAGAGCGAAGCAGAGACACCAATCGAAACTAAAGAAAGCGAGGCTCCTGTGGAAGATTTAGCAACAGCGCCACAAGAAGCAAAGGCAGAGGCTGCTACTCCTACAGTAGAAGCCGCACGCCCAGTAATTACAGCACCACTTATTCAAACATCTATCCGTACGCCAATTACATCAATGGCTGCATACACAGAGCATAAGATCCTAGCTGCTCTAGGTAATGAAGATTCAAAGTTATATGTAACAGCTGCTGATGATACTTTTTCAAATAACCCAGCATTTAATCCAACACAATACCTAAGCGAGTTTGTAACTAACACACGCTTTGGTACTCCGACAATTGATGCATGTAGTCAAGGCGTTTTACCCCCAACGGGCATGTCTATAAGTGTCCCTTCCTTGGTCACCTCAATAGCGGGTGGAACAGGTGTTGCACCAGTAGTAACTGTTGAAGCAGAAGCTGGCAACGTACAAAATACAGGAATGGAAACCGCCTATCTGACAGGCACAGTCCAGAAATATTCTGGAATGAATACACTGTCCGTTGAGCTCCTTTCGAGAGCGGGCTATCCTGGCTTTTATGCAGAGTTGACACAGCAATTGCAGAATGCTTATTTGACAGCTATTGATACTGCTGCATTAACAGCACTATTAGCAGCAGGTACAAACGGCACTGCAGAAACAGCAGACAGCACTGGAATTATTGATTATTCAGCTGAGGCTGCATCTTTAATTTACAAAAACACTGGTTACTTCGCACAGAATTACATTGCTAACCCAGCACAGTATCAAGCACTATTAGGTGCAGTTGATACAACTGGTCGCCCAATTTACAATGCAATTCAACCAATGAATGCAGCAGGACAAGTTGCACCATCTTCAATTCGTGGAAACGTACTTGGACTCGATTTATATGTGGACAAGAACTTTACACAAACTGCATTTGATGACGCCAGTGCAGTAATTCTTGCACCAGAAGCATTCACTGTATATCGCTCACCACAGGCATTCATGTCTGTAAACGTGGTATCAAATCTTCAAGTACAGGTTGCAATCTATGGTTTCATGGCAACAATCGCCAAGATGCCTTATGGAATCATCAAGTACGCAAAGATCTAATAACCAATAAGTAATCCCCTGGGGTTTAGTAGCCCTAGCCCTGGGGGAGTTTTTTAAGAGAGGAATACAATGGCAGCCACTTATGTAACTGTTGCAGAGCTAAGAGCCAACTTAGGAATAGGCTCGTTGTATTCAGACAGCACTGTTGAAGAATGTGCGCAATCGGCAGAAGATTTACTCAATCAATATCTTTGGTTTAACACTGCACCAGTAGTAGGCACAGGATTACAAGATAACGTAGCAACACTTATGATTGCTAATCCAAACGCATTCGTTGCGACCCAATCAATAGTAGTAAGTGGCTGCGGTGCCACATTTAATGGCACGCACACAATTACTGGCACAATACCGCCAAGCACAGGTACAACTAGCCTTATTCCAGTATTTATGTATCAATATGGCCAAGTTAATTATCCTAATGGCTATTCATTTGTGCAGTATGCAAGGACAGCTGCAAACCAAACATTTCACAAGGTAGTACCTTATGGCGTGGCCACTGGCCCAGATCACAAGACCCAATCTTATGCGACAACCCCAGCAATACGTGAGGCAGCGATGATCGTTGCTGTAGACATCTGGCAAGCAAGACAAGTTAGCCAGACTGGTGGGGTCGGTATGGATGGGATCTCTGCCAGCCCTTATCGGATGGGTTATCAGCTGATTAACCGAGTGCGTGGTCTCATCCAGCCGTATTCAAGTCCAGCATCACTGGTCGGCTAATGGCAGCAATAAGCACCCTACGTGGCACGCTAGCAACCGCTTTAGCAAACGCTGGAGTATGGTCCACTTTTAGTTTTCCACCTGCAACTTTATTGGCTAACAGCGTAGTCGTAACACCTAGCGATCCTTATATTGTGCCAAGCAATAACAGCCAGACAAGCATCGCACCCTTGGCTAATTTTAAGATTTTAATAACTACACCGGCATTTGATAACCAAGGCAACTTGCTAGGTATGGAAAATTTTATTGTGGCAGTAGTAACTAAACTAGCGGCATCGGCCCTGGTCTATAACATATCAAGTGTCTCCGCTCCAGCTATAACTAATGCAGCTAGTGGAGATTTATTAACATCAGAAATAACTGTATCAATCCTAACGAGCTGGAGTTAAAATGAGTACACACGAAGAAGACTTAGCCTTCTTGAAGAAGACAGGCCAAATAGCAAGCGCACCAAA